AATTTTAATTTTTTAATATTTTAATGTTTAAAAATATAAATAAGTTAAAAAGGAAATTCATATTATGAAATTACTTTATGAACGACAAGACCCAGAACAACTTGAAACATTAGTTGAATCTGATGAAAATTTAAAAACTAAAAAATATAAAATAAAAGGTATTTTTAGTACTATTGGTGAAAAAAATCGAAATGGTAGAATATATCCAAGAAATCTTTGGGAATCTGAAGTACAGAAATATCAAGAAATTTTAAAATCAGGTTCTAAAAATCGTTTATGTGAATGGCAACATCCAGACCGTTCAGACGTTGATCCTATGCAAGCTGTCGCTGCAATAGATAAACTTTGGATTGATGGTAAATATGTAATGGGTGAAGCAACACTTTTAAATAATGAAAAAGCAAATCAGTTAAAATCATTAATTGATTGTGGAATTAAAATTTCTGTTTCATCTCGTGGTGTTGGAAATGTAAGAAATGGTTTAGTTGAAAATTTTAAACTAATTACTTATGATTTAGTTGATTGCCCAAGCGATTTTAATGCTACAATGGACGGTTATATTACAGAATCTGTTAAAGATTATGATATTATAGATGATAAAATAGTTGAGATTGAAAAGTCTCAAGAAATTGAAAAACCAAAAATTTCATTAAATGAAATTTTCAAATTTGTAAAGGAATTAAAATAATGAAACTAACTAAAGAAAAAATTGATGAAATTTTATCTGAAATTAAAAAAGAACATCCTGAAGATTGTGATTGTGACGATTGTAAAGATTGTGATTCTGACCCAAAAAAGAAAGCAAAATCAGCTGGTGATGATTTAGACCACGATAAAGAAAAAGATTCAGATGACGTTTCTGAAAGTTTAGTTGAACTAATTGGCGATAATAAATTTACAGCTTTTAAAGATAGTTTTGAAAAAAAGTTTTTTGAAAAATTTGACAAACATGAAAAAATTTTAAAATATACTAATATGTTAACACAAATTAATGATTTTAAAAATTCATTGGCTGAACTTAATAAAAAATACGGAAATTAAAAATGATTAATACATTAGCAGATTTAAGAACATATATTTTAGAGGAACTTGGTTGGCCACAATTAAATGTTGAATTAACTGATAATCAACTTAATCATTGTATTGAAAAATCTGTTCAACAATTTGCTAATTTTTCTTATGATGGAGAATTAACTAAGTATATAAAATTTGATTGCCAAGGTCGTGGTGTTTATAATGTTTCAGATGAAATTGAGGAAATATTACAATTAAATCAATCTGGATTATTTTATTCTGGTTATGATATGAATGGTTATGTAGACCAAAATTTATCTAATTATATTTTAAATACTTCTGGAACAGCTTTATCTTACTTAGTTACACTATCTGCTACAAGATCATTAACTCAAAAATATTTTGGAAATTCTGTAAATTTTGAATTCAATTCTCATAAAGGAACATTAACTGTTTTTCAAGATTATGTAGGACCATTATTAATTGAAGCAAAATTTAGATATATTCCTGATGAAAAAGATAAAATTTATAATCACGAATGGGTTAAAAAAATGGCAGTTGCTCAAGCACGTTTAATGCAATCTACTATAGTTGGAAAATATAATCAAAATTTAGTTGGTGGTGCTCAAGTAAATTATTCTGATATGAGAAGTTTAGCAGAATCTGAAATTGAAGCATTAAATGAAGAGTTAATAAATCGTTGGGTTGAACCAGCACCAGTTTTAATTGTTTAAAATTTTAATTTTTAAATTATAAAAGGATAAAAATTTATGAAAGTAATTATAACGAGATTTAAAGAAATTAATGATGGAACTATTGGAAAATTTCAAGTTTTAGAAGGATCAACTGTTTTAATGTCTTGTTTTTGTTTAGAACCTGCAGGTCCTGACACAACTGAATCTGGTAAAGACCGTAGAATTCCTAAAGGAAATTATAAGATTATAGAACATGATTCACAAAGATATCAAAGAAAATTACCATTAATTTATAATGAAAATGTTCCAAAATCAAGAGCAATATTAATTCACGGTGGAAATTTTCCAAAAGATACTCTAGGTTGTGTTTTACTTGGAGAAACTTATAATAATCAAGGTGTTTTGAATTCACAACCAATTCTTAAAAAATTTTTAAGTATAGTAAAATATCCTTGTGATCTTGAAATTATAAATCAGTTTTAATATTATTAAAATGATATTAAAAAATGTAATTTCAGAAATTCCATTGCTTTTAATATCTTATATAGTAGTCCCAATAGGACTACTATTTAAAAATCCATTACCAAATTGTTTAAAATACTTCGATAATACTACACCAGAAATGTTTGAAAATAATTCTTATTTTAAGAAATTATTTCATTTATATTTAAATCCAATTTCAAATTTTTCAATGTTTATAACAGGTTTTAAAAAGGAATTTATAGATTTTGAAAATATTAAAATCTATGAAACAAAATTTTTAAAAATTTATTCTTTTTATTATAATAATATAGAATATAAAACTTATGTTTTAAAATTTAAACATTTTTATTTTATTATTGGTTATGATATTATTTCTCATATTAATAATGATATTTTTAAAATTAATAAAAATTGGGTAAAATTTGTTTATAGATTTAAAACATATTCTGTTAAAACTCTTATTTCTTTTCATGCTGTTAAGAATTATCATAAATTATATTTAGATGATCTTAAAAGTTCTTAAATTTTAATATTTAAACATTTAAATAATAAAATATATTATATAATATTAATTACAAATTAAATTTAAATAAATAGAATAAAAGTATAAGGGAGTTTTAAATGCTAATACTTTTATCTATTATAGGTTTATTCTATATCGCATATATAGCTGATATGATAAATGATGCTCAAAAATCTGTTAATAATGTTAAAACAAAAATTGACGAAACTATAAAATCATATTATAAAATTCAACAAAAATCAAAAATTGCTTATTAAAAGAAAGTATATCTATGATAAAAAATTTAAAACAAAAAATACTTAATTTTCAATTTTTATTATTAATTGTTTTTATTTTCATTTCAGGATTTGAGATAAATAAATTGTATCAAGAAATAATAGAAAAAGACCTAATAATTGATAGACAAACAGAATTTTTAAAATATTATCAATATCAACTTGTAAATTTTGCTAATATAGCAAATTTTAATACTAAATCTTATTATAATCAAGAAAAAATTATTATAGATAATATTTCAGAAATAAAAAAATCTTTATATACTGATTTTAATACATCAGATTCAACTAAACGTGAACATACTCAACGTTTATTTTTAGACTATCAATTAGGAATTAAATGAGTGAGTTAAACATATGAATGAAAACATAAATATACCAGTTCCAGATATTGGTTCAGCTGTCGATGCAGCATCAAAATTTGAAACACTTGGAATAACTGGTGTTTTATTTTTAGTTGTAATAATTTTAGTTGGAATGTTAATTTATAAAGCACGTAAAGATGAAAAAATGAACGAACTTGTCGTTTCAATCGACAGATTTGTAACAGTTTCAAAACAAACTGTAGATTTACTTCAGCAAGTTAATGCATCTAAAAATGAACTTATTATGCAAAAATTAGAAGTTATGACACAAAAAATAGAGGATATTTCTGATAACTTAAGGGACCTTGAAAAAAACTTTTGGAGTTTAAATGGACTATCAAAAAGTTTTGGTCAACAAAATTTTAATAACTAAATAATATAAAAGGAAAATAAAAATGAACGATTATGTAAAAATAAGAGGACATTTTAAAATAGAATCAATAAATTCACAAGGTGAAGTAATTGATGTTTTTGAAAAACATAATTTAATAACAAATGTCGCAAGAAATACATTTGCAAAACTTTTAGCTGGAATTTCAAATGTGTCAACAATTAATAGGTTCGTTATTGGAACTAAAGGTCACGTTGATACAGACGTTTTACATCCTAAAGATTCAACTACTGGATTTGACGCAACTAGAACAAACTTATTTTGTGGAACACAAGATTCTGAAAAAAATGTAACTTGGAATGAATTAAAATTTGTACCATCTGGAAATATAAATGTAACTGCTGCTAGTAACGTAACAGATGGAGCATCAAATAATTCAACTGTTAATATTCAAGTAACTGGTTTAGATATAGCTGAACCGACAGTAACATACACATTTAATATAGCTCAAGATGCTTTTAATGGAACAGATGGAATTATCTATACAGAATGTGGTTTATTTGCAGACGATACTTTAATAGCAATGAGAACATTTAAAGGAAAAGTAAAGGAAAATACAGTTTCATTTAGAATTACTTGGAACATAATTTTCTAATTATTTGGAGCATTAAAAATGATAAATTACTATTTGAAAACAATATTAAATCCAGAATTAGCAAATCAATATTCAAAAATTTTTATTGATAAAAAAACATCTGAATTAATTTTTGATGTTTTAAATCGAGAATTTGAAGAACGTTTATTAAAATTTGTTAATCGAAAAGAACTTAATAATTTAATTAATAATTATTTAATTAAAGAAACATATGAAACAGAACATCAAAAAGTTTTAGATGAAATTCATGATTTAAAACTTAAAACAAATGAAAATAAATCAAGAATTGACTCAGTAACAACTGATATTGATACTAGAATTTCAAATCATACAGCTAATTTACAAGATAAAATTCTTGAAAATTCAACTAATTTTACGACTTTTAAAACTGAAATAACCGATAAAATAAATTCTAATGAAACTAAAACACAAGCAAAACTTGATACACTCGAAACTAAATTATCAACAAAAACAGATACATTAAATGATCAAGCATTAGCTAAAATTAATAATGTAAATGATAAAATTGATTTAAAATTAATAGAAATTTCAAATGTTGTAAATGATAAAATTAATGACTTAAAATCAAAAACAGCTGTTTTAACAGATTTAATTCATAGTCCTGAATTAGATATTTCTAGTGCTATGCAAAAATTAAAAGAATTTAAATTAAAACTTGAAGCTAAAATTATTGAATTACGTGAAGCTGTAAATTCTGAAAATTTAGTTATAACTGATAAAATTCTTGAAATTGAAAAACTTGCTAGTGCAGCAAAATTAAAAGTTATAGAAGCTGATGCTGAATTTCAGAAAAAATTAGTTGATATTAAATCAGAATTAACAGATTCTGAAAAAAATCTTAAAAAATTATTAAAATCTTTAAAAGATTATGAAACTGAATTAAATGAAAAAGTTGAAACTTTAAAAACTTCAAATACTGAAAAATTTGAAAATTCTAAAAATTCAATTGATAATAAAATTTTAGAAGCTAATAGTTTTATTAATAATAAAATAAATGAAATAAAAAATAAATTAAAACAAGAAATTGATAATATTGATTTAACTATAAGTCCAATGATTGTTTCTTTAACGTCTGAAAAGATTCAAGAACTTCAAACTAAGATACAAGAATTCAAAACAGCTGGTTCAGCAGAAATTGAAAATGCTATAAATGCTAAACTTGAAGCATTAAATATAGAATCTAAAATTGACACTAAAATTAACGCTATAGATATTAATGCTAAAATTGATACTGCTATTAATAATGCTAGTATAGAAACAAAAGTAAATAATCATATAGACAGTATTTTAGATTCTAAAATTGAAGCAAAAGTTAATGCTAAAATTTCAGCTTTAGAAGCAAGAATTACAGCATTAGAGGCTAAAGTACCGTGAAAATTAAATAAAGTAAAGGAAAATAATGAATTTTGAAAATATAAAACCACTTAAAGATTTAGTTTTAGTAAAAATTGAAAGAGAATCAGAAGTAAAATCAGATTCAGGAATTTTATTAAAAATGACAAAATCTGCAGTAGATGATAGAGAAATGATTGGCGAAATTGTAGCAGTTGGACCAGATTCTAAATTAAAAGTTGGAACAAAAATACTTTTTGAAAAATATGCTGGTATTGATTTAGACGATGAATTGACAATGTTACGAAATGAAACTATTTTAGGTTATTTTTATGAATGATATAATACCAGTTGAAATTTTAGATGTTCAAGATTTTAATATTCCAAAATCTGATTTAAAAATAGATGATATTGTTAAACTTGAATTACTTGTTAAAGATTATAATCAGATGCGTGAAACTGTTTTATCTAATGTAGAAATAACAAATCAAGTAATTCAATCTTTAACAACCGATATGTTTACTGCTGATTCAGTTACACCTGAAATGATCTCAGCATATTCATCTTTAATAGATACGTCTAATAAATCATTAAAAATATTAACTGAGTCATATAAAAATATTTCAAATGTATTATTAAATATTAATAAATTAAAATCTAAAGAACCTAAAGAAACTAAAGAAAATGATAATGTTTTTATAATTTCAACTAGTGATATGATTAAAAAAATTAAAAATTTAGAAAGTTAATTAATATTTAAATTAAAATTTAATAAATAAATTAAAAGGTTTTTTAAAAAATGGCAAGAGATTTTAAACCAATAACATTTAATCTTGATGGTATAAAATCAAGACGTATAAAAAATAATACTGGCATAATAAAACTTAATATTGAATCTAATTCAGATTTAGAACTAACAGATATTATAAAAATAAAAGTTTATAATAAAACTGAAAAAATTTTAGAAGTTGATATTCCAGTTGATGAAACAATAAAAGAATCTAAAAAATATGTTTATAATTTCGATTCTAGTACATATACCAATACAATTTTAGATTTTGAAGTTGCTTTTCAAAATAATACACAAGATTTAGAAATAAATGAAGCTAAACAAATAAAAATTCTTAAAACAGATTCACAATCAGATTTTATAACTTTTGAAAAAGCTAAACAAGTTATAAGAGATTTATTACCTCATTATTCTAAAACTGATTTATCACAATTTAAACTTTTAACAGTTTTTGATGCTGAAAATCAAGGAAAAGAATTTGTAATTTCATATGAAGATTTTATGGATTATCTATTAAAAGAAAATTTAATTGTTAAAGAAAATCTTTATGATTTAAAATTTGTAAAAGAAGTTTTAAATTTAACAGAATTAGAACTTAATAAATTAAAACCAAGTTTTACACCATTTAAAATTGATGGTTTAACTAAAGATTATTATCTTGGAAATGATATATTAAAGTTTATATAATGGAAATTAAAGAAAGTTTAAATGATTTAATTAATAAATTAAATGATTATTCTGAAATATATCAAAATTATCAAACAGAAATTCGTTGTTTAATGGATTCTACAAAAAAAGAATTTCTTTTAAATTCGATAACTAAAACTTTTGATGAATATATTCAAGAATTTAAAAATTCAAACATTTCAAATGTTGAAAATTCATTAAATTGAAAAATTCAAATGTTTGAAAAACTTTAAAAATTTAAAATCCATAAATTAAAATTATATTAAAATAAATAAAAATTATGGATTTTAAATTTAAAGCAAAGGAAAAAAAAAATAAATGAGTAATATTACATCACTTTTTACACCACATAAAATAGATTTTCTTAAAGAAACTATCTTTTTTGGTGAAGGAAAGAATACACAGCGTTATGATGTTATTAAATATCCGTTTTTTGATGAAATGACAGAGAAACAACTAGGTCAAGATTGGGGACCAAAAGAAATCTCACTTGTAAAAGACAGAACTGACTATCCACATTTAACAGATGGTATGAAACATGCTTTTAAGCGAGTTTTACAAAGACTTACTGGACTTGATTCACAACAAGGACGTGGAATTCTACAGACTTTAGGTTCTATAATTACGTTGCCAGAAATTGAAGGATGTTTCACGGTTTGGCAACATTTTGAAATTTCAAGACACTCTAGGTCATATACAGATATTTTAAGAGGTATTTGGGATAGACCATCAGAAGTTTTTGACGAAACATTTGAAATTCCTATTTTAATGGAAATAACAGAGGAAATATCAAAATATTATGATGATACGTTTATAAAAGTTAATGATTATAATTTTAAAATACTTAATAAAATCAAAATTTCTGAAACAGAAATGTTTGAACTTAAAAAATCAATTATAAGATTCTTTATTAATGTTAACATATTAGAAGGTATAAGATTTTATTCTGGATTCTTAACAATTTGGGCAATGCATTATTCACAAGGACTTATGGAAAGAACTTCTAAAATACTGCAACTTATTTGTAGAGATGAAAATTTACATTTAGCTATAACACAACAACTTCTTAAAATATTAAGAAATAACAAAGATGAACAATTTATAGAAGCATATGAAGCAGTTAAACCAGAAATTCCAGAAATGTATTTAACAGCATTTAATCAAGAACTTAAATGGATTCAAGAAGTATTTAAAGAAGGTTCATTTTTAGGAATGAATTTAGAAATTGCCGAAACTTACCTTAAATACATTACAAACAGACGATTAAAAGCTATTCAAGAAAATATTATTTTTCCTGGTTTTGATAAGAATCCTTGTGAGTGGTCTCAAAAATATATTAATATGAATTTAAATGAAAATTTACCTCAGGAAGGCGAAATATTAAACTATGTTAACAATTTATTAAATTTAGATATTTCAGATAATGAAATTGAATCTTTAAAAAATTTAATTAATTTTTAAGCAAAAATATAGTATAATATTAAAAAAGGAGATAAAATGGATAGTTTTGAAAGAATTAAAAAAAGAATTGAACAATCAATTTCTAAAATTGAAATCGTTTATGGTAAAAAAGTTAAACAAGAAGCACAAGATTTACTCTTTAAAAGAGATTATTTTAAAATGATAGATTTTTGTGATAAATATATAAATAAACTTTATAATTAAAAAGGTAAAAATAAATGAGGTTTTCAGATTTATTAAATGAAGGTTCCAAGTCTTTTGATAGACTTGTAGATAAAAATGAATTTCCTATTTTTAAATATTTTAAAGACGAGCATTTAAAAGAACTTAAAAAAGAAATTATTAATAATTCAAAACATTGTAAATATAAAAATAGAATTGAAGATATTGATTTTGGTGGAAATACTATAATGTTTGAAGTTTCGTTTCCTGAGTTTAGAGATTATAATGATGATTCTGGAGATATGTATGATTTTTCATCTGAATTTCTAAGAAGTTCATTTTATACTGCTTTAAAAAATCTCGGACTAAGTTTTATAATTTATACTGATGATGTTTCAATTATGGGAAAATTTAATACTTTAATGATTGAAATATGTGTAAAAGATATTTATAAAGAAACTTTTGAACATGAAATTAAAAAACATAAAGAATTTGAATATCTAAAAACATTTATAGATAAAATTAAGTAATTTTTAAGCAATTATATTGTATAATATAATAAATTAGACAGGAGAAAATTAAAAATGACAACACCATCACCTTATGAAAGAATTTCTGAAAGAATTGAAGTTTCACTATCAAAACTTATAGCTATTTATGGTTCGAGTGTAAGAGATGAAGCAAAAAATGTTTTAATAAGTCGTGATATTTTTAAAATGATTAAATTTTGTGATAAATATCATATTTAAAAATTTAAAATTTAAAAATTTAAAAATTTAAAATTTAAAATAGGAGAAAATTAAAATGGTATTCGTTATAACATTAGGAGATATTTTTGGAATAATCTTAACTTTAGTTGCAATTATATTGTTTACAGTTGGTTATATAAAAAATAAGTTTTAATAGGAGAAAATTAAAAATGAACTTTACTGATTTTAATGAAAATCTTAAACTTGAACTTAAAAAATCTTTAAGCGATGAATTTTATAACACATTTGACACTGAATGTGACGTTAGAATTTGTAAAAATTGTATAACTCTTGAATTTGTAGATGATTTATTAATAGATGAAAATGAAATTCAAGATGTTAAAGAAGTAATTATAAGAGAAGTTGTAAATCCAGTTTTAAATAAATTTAAAATAAATTTTTTCGAGTTTGATTATATATTAGATAATTATAAAGAGTATTTTGAATTTTCTTTTGAAATTAAAAATATTAATTATGAAAATCTTAAAAATTTTTTAATTGAAAGTTTAAATACTGACACTTTTATTAAACTTTTAAAAGATTTTAATTAATTAATAACTAAAAATGAATTTTAAAATGAAATTTTCAAATTTGTTAAATGAGTCTAGTGTATCAAATGCTTATACAACTATTATTAATAAAGTAAAAGGTGATATCTCTAGTGTTTCAAAATCTTTAGCAATAAATGACGATGATATGTATGAAAATCCAAAAACTGTTAAAGAATTTTGGAATAGTTTTTTCAGCGATATGGAAAATTTGCGTAATGTTATAGCTGGTTATCAAAAAGTTCTGATAGAAATAGATGATGACGATGATATCTATAATAAATGTGACTTAGGTTCATTATTGACAAAATTTAGAGAATTACATATATTAATAGGTAAAAAATTAGATATAGCAGATAACATTAAAGTTCTCAAATAACATTGACAATAATATTTAAAAATTAAACTTTTATAAAATTAAAAAAGAGATTTTAAATGAATTTAAAAGAATGGAAATATTATTTAGACCATCTTAAAATAACTACAAATTCAAGATGGTTATCTACTACAAATGAAAAACCAGTTTTTGGTAATTTTATAATACCAAAACGAGATGAATTACCTAAACCTGCTTCAGACCATCACGGCATTTGGATAGCTGAAATCCCATTTCAAATGATACACAGATTAACTGAAGAAAATGATTTTATTTGGTCTCAATTTGGTGGTTCTGGTGTGGATTTTGAAGTTGCAAAATTATTAAATCGTAGATGTTATATTAATGATTTAAATCCAAAACGAGATTTTATTATTAAAGCAGATTCATTAACTTTAGAACTTCCAGAAAAGGCAAAATTAATTTTATCACACCCGCCATACTGGGATATAGTAAAATATTCAAAAGATGAAAGTGATGGAAGTTCTAAAGAAACATTATTTGATTTTTTAACTTGGTGGAATGATATAATTAAAAATTCTGTTAAAAATATACAAGAAAATGGATTTTTTGTCTTTGCTTGCGGAAATATTTATAAAAATTCTGAAGAAATCGAATTAGGAAATTTATTATTATTAATAGCACAAAATAATGGTTTTATTTTAAAACAACATATAATAAAAGATTATGGTGAAACTAAAGGAAGTTTAGCTAAAAATTATAATATAAATTATTATAGACAATTAAAAGGTAAATATGGAAATTTTTATGGAGATAATATCTATATATTACAATATAAAAAATCAAAAAATAAAATAATTGAAAACCTTAAAAACATTTTATAAATATTTTAAAAAGAAAAAGGATAATTTTTGAAAAACTTAAATGAAATTTATATTATAAAAAATAACGGAAATAAAGAACTTTATAATGCAGACAAAATTATGAATCACGTTCAGTTTGCTTGTAAAGATTTAAAAGTTTCACCTTCTGATCTTGTTATGAATGCTAGACTTAAAATTACAGACGGCATAAAATCAAAAGATATTCAAAAATCGCTTATACAAGCAGCAAATGAAATGATATCTGAAGAATCGCCAGACTATGAAATAGTAGCTGGTAGATTATTAGTCCAACAAATTCGTAAAGAAGTTTATAATCAATATCAACATCTTGATTTTTATGAAGAAGTTTCTAAACGAGTCAACCTAGGATTTTATGACCCAGAACTTTTAACAAAATATACAAAAGATGAAATTGATTATTTTGGTTCTAAAATAAGATATGAAGATGATGATAATTTACCTTATATTTCTGTAAATCAGATGTATTCCAAGTATATGATTAAAAATCAAGGTAAAGTAATTGAAACAATACCAGAAGTTTTTATGTTAATCCCTATGGCTGTTTTTATAAATGAAAATCCAGAACGTAGAAAAGATTTAATATTAAAAACTTATAAACTATTAAATCAAAGAAAAATAAGTTTTCCTACACCTATTATGAATGGTGCTAGAACAAATTATAAACATTATATTTCTTGTAATTTAATTAATATGGGAGATTCTGTTAAATCAATAAGTCTTGCTGTAGCAAGAATTCTTGAATGTGCTGCTGCTAAGTCTGGAATTGGATTAAATACTTCATTTTTAAGAGGTCTTGGTTCTGACGTTGGAAAACCTTCAAGAGTTCAACACACTGGAATTTTACCAATTCTAAAAGCTGTAGAAGCATCCACTGGATCATTAACACAGATATCGAGAAATGCAAGTTCTAATACAAATATTCCATTTTATCATTACGAAGTTGAATTATTTTCACAACTTGGAGATGCTAAAGGAACTGTAGAAAATAGAACAAGACATTTGGACCAAACTATTATATTAAATAATTGGTTTCTTAAAAAAGCATTAAATAAAGAATCTATATACTTGTTTCATATGAATGAAGTTCCTGAGTTATATAATGTTTTAGGAGATGAATCTAAATTTAACGAAGTATATGAAAAATATGCAAAATCTGTAAAATCTAAGCATAAACATAAAGTTAATGCTTGGGATTTATTAAATTTATTCATTTATGAAAGATCATTTAGTGGTAGAGTTTATTTTGTTTTTGCAGATAATGCTTTTAAAGGTCCTTATAAAACTCCAGTTTATTCGACAAATTTATGTTGTTTTACTGGTGATACTAGAGTTTTAATAGGCGATGGTTCAAATCTTGAAATTAAAACAATTAAAGAATTATCAGAAATTTCAAATATAGATAATAAATTTAAATTACCAACTAAAGATGATTTAAAATTAAATTATGGTGAATATGTTCCTTTTGAAGTTAAAACAGCATTTGCTTTTTCTAATGGAATTAAAGATGTTATAAAAGTAACACTATCTGATAATAGTTCATTTAAATGTACACCAGATCATAAAGTTTTTGTTAGAAATGATAATGATTTTTATGAAAAAGAAATTAAAGATTGTTTAAATCAAAAACTCTTTACTGTATTTAATAATTATAATAAAGATGATGAAAATTTTGAAAAATTATGTAATTCTTTAGAAGTAATTAAAATTGAAAATTGTGAACCTGAAGAGGTTTTTGATATTTCTGTAGATGATATTCATAAATTTATTATTATAACAAATCAAAATAATGAGAAATTTAGCGGAATTCTTGTTCATAACTGTGAAATTTTTCAACCACATACACCATTAGATGGTTCAGAAGGTGAACCAGAAATAGGTGTTTGTATTTTAGCAGGTTTAAATCTTGGTTATGCTAAGATTGAAGACATTTCAGAAATTTGTGAAGTTTTAGTTAATTTTTTAGATAACTTAATTGATATTGAACAATTTACTATACCAGAAGCACAATATGCTGCAAAAAATAGACGACCTTTAGGAATAGGAATTTCAAATTTATTTGGTTATTTAGCTAAATCTAAATTATTTTATAACACTAAAGATGCACATTCTGAAATTTTCAAAATTATGGAACATTTTTATTATGGTTTACTAAAAGCATCAAATGAATTAGCTAAAGTTAAAGGACCTTGTGAAAAGTTTAACGAAACAAAATATTCAGATGGTTATCTACATTTTGATTCTTATGATTTACCATTTAAATTAAATTTAGATTGGGAAACTCTAAGAAATGATATTAAGACTTACGGATTGCGTAACTCAACTGTGTCAGCCATCGCACCATTTGGAAATTCTGCGAATGTGAGCAATTCAACGTCTGGTGTAGAACCGCCAAGAGAATTAGTAACAACTAAGACTGATAAAAACGTAACTATAAAGAAATTAGTTCCATTTTATAAAACGTCTAAAAATTATTATACTACTGCTTGGAGAACAGATTTTAATAATATAGATTATTTTAAATTACTTGGAGTTATAGCTCCATTTATAGATCAATCTATAAGTACAAATCAATATACTAATTCACTTAAAAATGAAAATAATCAAGTTCCACTAAGCGAAGTATTAAAAGAAATCTTAACTGCAAATAAAGTTGGTTTAAAATCGTTATATTACCAAAATTTCTTAAACTCAGATGATGAAGATGGTTTAAAAGAATCTAAACAAGAAGGTTGTAGTTCTGGTGGCTGCTCAGTTTAAAAAAAATTTAAAATCTCGTTTAAAACGAGATTTTTAAATATTTAAAAATTAAAAAATTAAATTATTAAATGTTTAAATTTTATAATATAAAAAGGAGTTAGATAATGAATTTTATCGAAAAAAGAAATGAAACTATAAACACATATTTAGATTATCAAAATTTAAAAGTTTATTTAATTAAATTTATTTTAAAAAACTCAAAAAATGAATTTAATACAAAAAATTTTGAAGAAATTCTTAAAAAAATTAACTTAGATGATATATCTGAAGTTGAAAAAATAATTTTAAAAATTAGAACTGCATACATTTATATAGAATACGAAAATAAATCTGGAATTTTTGATTGGAGAATTTTAAGTAATTTTTAAGTAAATTTATAGTATAATATAATAAATTAGACAGGAGAAATTAAAAATGACTTTAGCACAACTTTTTAAACAAGAAAATCTTTATGAAACTTTAAAAAATATGTCTAAAAAAGATTTAAAGAAAATTAATAAACTTGCTAGTAATTATACAGGTAAAAAATATGAAAATCAAATTTTAGCTGTTTTAGTTTTAAGTAAAAAATTTTATGATGAGAGTGAGAAATGATATGTTATACGAAAAAGCAAAAGAATTAGTTAAAAATAATAAAAATTATCGGGTTTCTGAAAAATTTTACAAAGGTCATAAATTTGAATTTTTTACTTATATCTTACCAGATTATAATGATATGAAAGAAAATAATTCATTTTTTATGAGAGGATTTTGCGTTCAAGATTCTAAAATCGAAATTTTAGGACTTAGAAAATTCTTTAATATTGGAGAAAATCCAGATTGGAACCTTGAAAGTCTTAAAAATTTAGTAATAACTGAAAAATTTGATGGAACTTTAATAATTCCATTTTTGTTAGATAATAAAATAGAATTTCGCACAAAAATGAGTTTTGATGATCCTTTTGTTTCTGAAGCACGTCGAGCATTTAATTTGTTAACAGAAACTGAGCAAAATTTTATTTTAGAAAAACTTAAAAATTCTGAAAACATTTATTGTGAACTTATAAGTCCATTAGACAAACATGTTGTAAATTATGGAAGTGAATTAAGTCTTAAAATTTTTGCTTATTCTGAAAATGGAAAATTAAAACCATTTAAGTCTTTAGATTTTAATTTTGAAACTGTTCAAGACTTAAAAAATTTTCTTGAAACCCAAAAGAATTTTGAAGGTTATGTTTTATATGATTTAGAAAATGATAAACAATATAAACTTAAAAGTTCTGAATATTGTTTAAAACATCGAGCAAAAGAATCTATACAGAATTATGAAGTTTTACATTTAATTATAAATGAACAAATCGATGATTTAAGAAATTTATTTAATGATTTTGAATTAAATTAT